CCGATTCAAAAGCGCGCATGAGGGCGTCTTCCCAGTATTTTCCGGATTCTTCGGCGGCTTTCTTTTGCTCTTTGAGTATGTCTTGTGCGGCGTCATAAATGGTCTGCGTGACCGCACCCGATACTTTGGCGGCGGCCAGAGCGCGCAGGGCTTGGGCTTCTTGCCGGTATTTGTCGCCTAACTTGCCACTGAAGTCGATCAGGTCGGCTACGCCGGCCAGGCTGTCTTTGTTGATGGCTTGGTCGCTCAGTTTGGCGGCGTCAAGCTCTGCAATGGCGATCACGCTCAGGCCAATGGCGGCATTGTGTTCAAGTTGTTTGTCAAGCTCATCCTGAATGGATTTCATGCTGTCGGTGCGGGCTTTGTCGGCGTCCTCATTGGCTTTGATAACCTCTTTTTGCCATTCGATCTCTAACTTGGCGGCATCCATCATGAGTGGCTGCTTTTTCAGCAGCATATTGATTGACTGGTTGTACTGGTCCTGGCTGATTTTTTTACCATCCAGGGCGGCGCGCAATAAGTTGACGTCTTCGGCCCAGGTTTTTTCAAACCCGGCGGCAGCGGCCATCAGGTCGTTGTACTTGGCCAGGCCTTTGGCGGCCTCGCTGATGGTTTTGGTGGCGGTGTTGACGATGGGCGCGTCCAGTTGGGTGCTGCCCAGAAGGCGCGGGTCGGTGGCGGTACCACGGCCAGCGCCGGCCTTGCTGTTGAGTAGTCCGGCGTTGAGGATTTCGTACTGCAATTTATCCAATTCGGCGCGGGCGCGCACTGCATCTTCTTTGACTGCGACGCTGATGGCGGTAAATCCGGCAAAGTCCCCATGACCCAGAGCGACCATTTGGGCAGCAATGGCGCCAAACTCGCGGCCAATACCTTTGAGCACAAACTCCACATCGGTATATAAAATACTGGCCGCCTCGATGATTGTTTTGAGGGCACCGCCGATATAGCTACCAAAACCACTGCTGGATTTTTGGGCCTCTAAAAACTTCTCTGATAGCAGCGTCATGGTGGGGAGCAGTTCGCTGGCTATGCTGGAGACTGCAGATTTGCTGGCGACACCAATGCGCGTCAGGTTGTCATTGAACTCTTCGGCGGACTTGCCAAACTCACCACTAAACACGGCGCCCAGCGCATCGGCCTCATCGGCCATGGTTTTTAGCCCGGCGCCACCAGCGTTGAGTAGCGGTATCAGGTCGGCACCGGCTTTGCCAAACCCTTTAACTGCCAGGGCGGCTTTTTCCGGGCTGTCTTTGAAGTTGGCAAATTTGCTGGCTATCTCACCGAGCATGCCGTCGGCGCTTTTGAGGTGGCCGCCAGCGTCTTTAACACTCAACCCAAGGGCTTTAAAAAATTGCACTTGCTCGGCGCTGCCACCAGCGGCGGCAGCCATATTGATGGACAGCTTGCGCAGTCCGGTGCCTAGTGCCTCGGTGCTGACGTCGCTCAGGCTGGCGGCGTAGTTCAACTGGCGCAGCGCCTCGACAGTGACGCCGGTTTTTTGTGCCATTTTGCTGAATTCGTCAGCGGTATTGATGATCTCTTTCAGCCCGACAAGACTCAAGCCAGCGCCCAACGTCAAACCAAGCGCTGAGAACTTTTCAACTAAACCACCGATGGTCTCATTGATTCCTTCGGCCTCTTTTTTTAGGCCAGAGAGTTTGCCTGTGACGGCGCTGAAGGCACCCCCGGTGGCGTCCAGGGCGGTGATTTTGATGCCTACATCTGCCATGGTGCTGCCTTGCTACTGGTTGCTGTTTTTCTGGGTGGCCTGCTCGCGCTCAGAGAGATCACTCCAAGCCTCGAGCGTGCCTCTTTCGGCGGCCTGGATGCCGGCAAAGAATTCGCGCCGATCTTGCTTTTTGATGTCTTGCTCATCAAGGTAAGCCCGCACACCCGCATAGTCCAAGCCCGTAGCGCCCCCCGTGCCAACACGCCATTGCGTTTGGACAGCCTGCCAGTGCCCCCAGGTGGCCACGTTGCATGGCCACAGGTAGCCCACCTCTGGCGCGCTGTCAGGCTGCTCAATGACGCTGGCCAGCCAGGGGTTTTGTTTGTCGGTGGCAGGCGGTGCATGCGGTTTTCTCTGGCTGGCTATGAGGTAGGCGAGCTGCGTTAGTTTTTTGTTTTGGCGCCCACCTCTGTCAGATATGCCACCCAGGCGACGCGGGCGACGCCGGGTATCTTGCATAACTGATTGAGGGCCTCTGTGCTGTAGGCGATAGCTTTGTTTTCTGCATCGCGCACACCGGCCCAATCCTCAACCACATCGGTCAGGAAATCGACAAAGGTTTCGTCGTTGCCGGCCTTGACGCGGGCGTCCAGGGTGTCTGCATCCATGCGCAGGCAGGTGAGTTTGAAGTCAAACGGCTGCGCGATGCCGCCGGCGTCATTGATGGTGCCCTTGACTTTGAAGCTGACGGTGTCTGAGACGGTGATGGTGATAGCCATGATGGATTGCCCGATCTGTATAAATATGGCCCGATAAGCTGGATATGCGCGGCGCGGCTGGCTCGGGCAAAACCTGCCGGGCTGGGTGGCCCCAGCCCTGCCGCGCATAAAACTGTCAGTTTTTAGTAACTGATTGAGCGGCCAATGATGGTCAGCGCGGCATCTACAGTGTTGACACTGTTGACGTTGAGCTTGGGCATCTCGGAGACGTTCATGTAGCCATAGCCGTAGGTCACAGCGCCGCCACTAATGACCTGTTTAAAGGCCACTTTGGAGAGGTTGCGGCTGATGCCAATCATGGTTTGGTAACCGACTTGGGCGGCGTCGTGCGCCATGCTCAGCGTGATGCTGGTGGCGTTAAACCCGGTCGGAATTTTGATGGCGTTGCGTTTGGACAGCAGGCTGACGTCGGTAAAACGCGCATCACCACCGCTGGAGCTGATGGACAGCACCTGGGGAATGGCCGTCCAGCTGCTGATTTTTTGCGCTGTACCACCACCGGTGCCGACGGGGAAAAAGCTGGTGTTGGTGCTGTCCAGTCCGGTCAGACTGAAGGTGTCGACGGTGAGTACAGTCACTTTGAACACACTGTCGGTGCAGTCTTCCCAGCCAGAGTTGATGAGTACTTCATCGCCGGTGGTGTAGCCGTGGGCAACGCTGGTGGCCACTGCCGGGTTGGCGTTGGTCATGGCGGTGATGGTCTTTGCGGAGGCCATGGTTTGAGAAAACTGCTGCGAGGAACCTTCAGGGAAGTAATAAGACATGACTGTCTCCTATATAAAAAAACTAACTCAGGGAACCGGCGCTTGCGCGCTGGCGGGCGTTGAAAACTATGGTGGCGCAGGCGGTTTTATCGCCGTCGGCGTCAAAGTCAAAGCTGACGTGCTGCGGCTGCAGACCTAGCACCACACCGCTAAGCGTGGGGTCTGCCATGAGTCGGGCGTAGACCGACTCAAGCAAGGCGTCTACCGACTGGTCCGGCGTAGTTGCCCCGCTGCTGCGGGCATAGCACTCCACCGCGACGGTGGTAGACCAACTCACAGGCATGCTGTTAAGCACGCCCGCTTGGGTTACCTCAGACTGCACCGGACGCACAACCACCGCTTGCGCGACTGCTTGCGAGACCGGGCGCAGGTTGACGCGGCCAATGCTGTCAGCCACTGCCGGTGCGCTTTGCAGCGCAGCGGTGATGGCGGTCACAACCTGGTTGATGATGGTGGTCATGCAGCCTCCAGCAGCAGGCGGCTGATGCCGGTGCCGTCGGGTTCATGGGCGGCGATCAGGTAGTTGACCGCGTTGACTACTGCCGTTTTGCCAACCGGGTCGGTTGGCACGTTGGCGGTTGCCAGGGTCAGCACTGGCTGGGTGCTGGCCATGCCGTAGGGGCCGACTGACCCAGACGCATAGGGCGCGTCGTAAATGGCCGACACGATCACGCCGTTAAGCGTGACGGGCTTGGCAAATTCGTCCGTGCTGAAAAATACGTCTAGGTTGGCGGTAAGCATGGCGGCTCTTAGCGGTTTTGTTTCAGACCCACGGCGGTGCAACTGAGCGAAAACTCGGGCGTTGATGTGCCTCCGACAGTTTTGACCACGCGCAGGTAGCGCCGGGCGCTGTCGACGTTGAGGGTGATCTTTTCCAGCGTGGCGGCCTTGGTGCCCGCGTCGGTCACGGTGGTGAATACGGCCCCGGCAATGTCGGTAAAGCTGCTGTTGTCGGCGCTGTCTTGCACCTTGACGGCCAGCGTGGGGGTGGTACCTGCGACATTGATGGCGCTGAGCAGGATGGCGAGTTCGCCGACAAAATCACGCGCATCGACACCGGTGCCGTTGGCGGTGGTCAGGATGTTGGCCATGGACGCCAGGGCGAGCATTTGCAACTGGGTGCCAAGGTTGTTTTGATTCATGGTGGATCTCTGTTGGTTTGCGGGTTAGCCCGGTGCACCAGAGTGCAGCGGGCTAAGTGGCACTTAGGCCGTCAGGGCGTCCACCATGGTGGCGAACGACAAGGCGTTGCGCACGGCTACGTCGACGTCTTGCAGGGCGACCACGCGGATGGTTCCGGCGGTGCTGCCGGTATAGGGGTCAATCATCAGGTCAAGCCCGCCCCACATGCCGATCACCAGGTCGCCCCAGTTGCCAAACATGATGGCGCTGGCGACATCAGAGGCGCCCTTGGTCAGGTTGCTTGGCACGGCGTTGGTCACCGCGGCGCGGTAGCCGTTGAGGGGTGTGTTGCCAGCCTCCCACACCGGGGAGCCGTTGGTGGTGGCAAACTTCTCCGTGCCCTTGAGTTTTCCGCGCACCTTGGCATTGGTCAGGTAGCCCAGGGTACCGATGTCGGCATTGGCGGCGCTGATGGCGGTTTCAAGCGCAATGATGTTGGCCCAGGTGGGAGCAGCGCCGTCGGTGCCGCCAATCACACTGGGGGTGATCAAGGTGAGCAGGCCGCTGGGTTGGTTGGCCGAGCCCAGGCCGTTGATAGCGGCTTGCTGGATGGCCAGACCGAGCACGGTGGCCAAGTCGTTCTGGACCATGGCCTCGACGTCGATGCTGGACTGCAGCAACAGGCGGCGGCTGATGTCACTGAACGCGCCGACCGTTTTGGGGCTCATGGTGACCTGGCCGACGGTTTGCTGCGACTCGGTGGGCGCGCCGTTTTCAGCGACCCAGTAGGCGGTAGCAGCGCCGGTTTGTTTGGGGATGGCGATCATGCCGTTCAGGCCGGTGAGCGTGCGTGCGCCCAGGGTGTTGATGACCATGGCGTTGCGCAAAATGTCGATGAAACTGCCCGACAACAGGTCGGTGGCGACCAGGTTGCCGCCGCCAGTTGGGGCGCCCACGGTGAGGTCACGCTTTTGCACGTCATAGGGCACCATGAGCCCGCGAGATTGCTTGCCGATCTTGCTGGCAGCGGCTTCGGAGCAGTCACGCTCAAAGGCGGCGGCTTTTTGGGCGGCGGCGTCGCCGGGGTTGGCCAGGGCGTTGATGGCGCGCACCACACTGAAGCGCTTGACTTCATCGCGGCTCATGCCGATGTCGGCAGTGGGCAGGGGTTTGTTGCTGAGCGCCTTGATGGCGATTTGCTGGAATTCTTCGACGGTCTTGCCGTCTTGGATGGCGCGCATGGCCAGGTCGGCCCCGCCGGGGATGCCAGAGGCAATAGCGGAGATTTCGGCGGCGTGGTTGCGCTGGGCAACGGCTTCAATTTTTTCGGTAGGCATGATGATGGCTTTCATTTCAGAGGTGGATGGGGTTGGGGTCGAAGCGCAGGCCTGCATGGCAGCGCATTCAGTACAGCCCTGCATGGCGGCGCAGTCAACGCAGGCCTGCATGACAGCGCAGTCAGCGCAGTCAGCACAGGATGCGCAGTCAGAACAGCCATGCATGGCAACACAGGCGGCACAGGCAGCACAGGCAGCGCAATCAGTACAGTCCTTGGGGTCGCTTTGCCACACGGTCACTTGCACCGTGAGGTCTTTTTTGTCCAGATCGGCGTCGGCACTGCGGCCTACCCCAACGCTGGCATCAGCGGGCACGCTGACCAATGACACTTCAAAGGGTTCCCAGTCGGTGACGCGGTAGGTTTCCATACCTTCCTTGGTCTCGACCAGTTGCGCTTTGTGGATCATGTAGCCCACCGAGACGTTGCGGCGTATCCCATCCACCACGTCCTGGAAGACTTCTTCGGCGCGGGCGCTTTTGCCAAAGCGCACCACAGCGCGACCAATGCGGTCAGCGCCGATTTCGACGGACTCAACAACGCCGACGACATCTCGGCTATCGTGGTCACACAATAAATTTGCCCCACTGCGCAGGCGGCCCTGGCGCATGGCTGGGGCGGTGCAGTCCAAAATCTCGACGCCCCAGTAGCGCTCATACGGGGTCTCGCTGGCAAAGGCCAGGGTGACGGTGCGGGCGGTGACGTCAACCACCTGGCGCTCGACCAGCAGGGCGCGCTCAACTTTTCCGCTGGCTAGATGCCGCTTGAGGGTGTCGGGGATTTGTTTCTTTGACATGGGGTGTACTTTCGGGCTTGTGGTGTGCAGTCTTTAAGGCAAAAAGTGCACGGTTTAGGCGCTGGCTGCGGGTTGCGGTGTCATGGAGATTTGGGCACCCGGTGTGGGGTCGTAGGCGGTGAGCTGCACGCCCAGCAACTTGGCAGCAGCCTGGGCAGCGGCAATGCTGGTGAGGGTGTCGTCAAAGTCGTAGCCCATGGCGTTGGCCAGGTCTTGCGGGGCCATCAGGCCGGCCTTGACAGCGAGAATCTTGGCGTCCATGTCGCCCTTGGGGTCAACCCATTCCCAGCGCCGGGCCTGCCATTCGTGGGTGCTGAATTTGGCGATTTTTGCAGCGGGCAAAGCGCTGCCGTTGGGCATGGTGATGGCGCCCATGATGAGCGCGGTTTGCAGCCACATCTGGAACACCGGCTCCATGAAGGCGGCGATAAACCACTCTTGGTCGTCGGCCCAGCGGTCACGTTCTTCCAGCGCGCCGGATCTGATGCTGCTGTAGCTGACGCCTTCGAGGTCATTGGCCAGGCTGTGGTAGGCCACGCGCCAGCCGCTGGCGATACGCTGCAGGGTGGTTTTGACAAACGGCCCAAAGTTCTGCTCGGGGTATTTGCTGTTGAACTGCTGAAAGCCGACGCCGGTGGGCAGGGTGTCAAAGGTGCCGGGCTGGCTGGGGCTGATGGTCTTGCCGGTTTCGTCAAGGCCACCAATCGGGCTTTGGCCGTCGGGGGTGGTAAAAAAGCCGTAATGATTGGCGCCGTGCTCGGCGGCCAGCAGGGCCGACAACTTGAAGTTGCCCAAGTGGTGTAGGCTGATCATGCCAGAGCTCATCCACGGGATGCCGCGCACTTGCTCGGCGCGCTCGACCTTGAAGCGGTGCAGCACCTCGCCAATAGGAACCCGGATGCGCTGGCGGCTGCTTTGGATGCCGTCATTGGGGTGGCTGGCAAAAATGTGCAGCGCCACCGGGCGGCGGTAGGCATCGACCTCCACACCCATGATGACGGCGTTGCTGGTGCTGGTGGCGGCCAGGTTGTAGGTGGTGTCGATGCGGTCCACATCAATCAACTGCAGGGCGATGCCGTATTTGTTGCCAGACTCCGCACCACGCACCTGGCGCACCAGAAACTCGCCGTCTGAGGGAAGGCCGCCGACCAGGGTGCCGCACAGGTCACGCAGGGTTTGCTGGCCGGTGATGTCGCAGGCGCTAGACCAGTCTTTCCAGGCCGACTCGATGGCGGCGTTGGCCAGCTTGTCTTGCTTGCCGGGGCTGTCTTCCACACGCATCTGCAGGCGGATGCCGCCGGGGCCGATGATGTTGTTTTTGACCATGCCGGCGAACTTCACCGCGTAATCGTTGTTTTGCAACAGGTCTCGGCCCCGGCTGCGCAGGCGGTTGAGGTCGCTGCGCAGTTCGTGATTCAGACTTTGCTCGGTGGCCTGCCAGTCGGCGGTGAGGCGGTCTATGCGCGCGGCGGTGAAGTGGCGCTCCTGGGGCGCTTGATTGGGTACACCACGCAGCCAGTGGGCAGCTTTAGTCAGTAGATTTTTGGGTTGCATAGCGTAGTGGTGTTAGGGGCCAAAGCGCACCAGTACGCGGCGCTTGTCAGGCAGGCCGCGGGCGATGCGGGAGGCGGCATCCTCGCGGGCGACATCGGCGCGGTAACGGTCGCGCAGGGTGAGCAGGTCAGGGATGCTCAGGCGCTGCAATTTGCGCCCAGCAATCTCGTACATGGCGGCGCTCAGGTTGTTGGCATTTTCGAGGTAGGCCTCGATGTTGGCCAGGGCTTTGCTGGCGTGGCTGCGGGCGTCCAGGGTGGCGGCGCTGAATGCAGCCTGCACTGCCAATGTGCCGGTAGCCACGGTGAACACCTGCCCGGCTTTGCTGACCTGGGCGCGCCAGGAGTAGGTGCCAGCGGCCCAGCCTGCGGTAGTGGCGGCGGCGACGTTGACCAGGTGGTCAGGGCCGACTGCGCTGCTGTTGATGCTGATTTTGCTGGTGGCGTTGATCAGCGTGTAGGCCAGGGACCAGCCGTCGCTGGCCAGGTAGTCGGCGAGGCTGATCTGCCAGGTGGCGGTGTCGCCAGCGAGCAGGATGATGGGTTCGGTGGTGAGTATTGGTGCTGCCATGTCCGTGGACTATGGCGGCGCGGGTGTGCAGTCTTTAAGGCAAAAAGTGCACGGTTCAGGATTTGATGATGTACCAGAGTTGGCGCGTGCTTAGGCCGTAACGGCGCTCAAGCAGGGGGATGTGTTCGCCGAGCTGCCAGTAGTCGCGTTTGATGTTGGCGTTGCGGCTGCTTTTGCCCTCGCCGGCGCGCTGGCTGATGTACATGCGGTCGCCGCCAAAGACGCGGCGTACCTGGGCGCTGGCGTGCAGGGCAATGTGGGCGCGGATGTCGGCGCGCATCTCTGGGGGAGACAGGGCCAGGGCGCAGGCCAGGGTGTATTCGATGACGTCTTCAGTGACCGGCACACTTTGCAGCACGTCGGTGACGGACACGTTGGTTTTTTGGGTTTTGACGGTGGTTACCATGAGGCGGTTGGGCGGTAGGGTTGACGGGCGGGGCGGTGGATGGGGTTAGGTTTGCTGGCTTGTACGGTTGCTTGTGCGGGCAGCGTGATGACGACAGGCTGAGGCTGAAGCGCTGCCACGGTGTCGGTATTTTCGGGTGCACGCGTCTGCACTTCGATAGCGGGGGGTGGCAACTGGGGCGTCAGTAGGTCGCCCTGGCGGGCATCCTGGTAGAGCTTTTCTCGCTGGCTGAAGACGGTTTCAGCATGACGGCCCTGAATGGCGTACAGATAAGCGGCATAGGCTAGCACTTCGCAGTCCCATGACTCGTTGCGCCCGCTCAGGTGCACCCACATCATGACTTTGTTTCCGCTGTTGTCTTTGTGCAGGATGCGCTGTTCGCTGCGCATTTGGTCAAAGTAGTCTTGCTCGAAGCCGATCGGCGTGTGGAACACCCCAGGGCCGCTGCGCACGGCGTTGGCGTCGGTGCCAAGTTTCAGGCGGCCGTCCAACATGTTCTTGATGGTCTGGGTTCCGATGTAACGAAACTCTGCACCGCCGGGCACTTCTTTGCCGCGCCAGGTGAATTCGACCTTGCGCGGTTTGCCTAGAGGTGGTGCATGCAATGGCTTGGCACCAAGCGTGGCACACCAGTGTTTGCCACGTAACTTGGCATCACGGCAAAAGGCTTTGACCTCTTCACCTCGGTGGCCTCCCATGTCGATAAAGGCCACGTCGATGTGCATCACCTGGCCACTGGTATGGGCGATGGGTGCATCGAGCACCTCAGCCAGTTTCTTCCAGACTTCGGGCTGGGAGGTGTCACCATAGATTTCACCGTGGGCAATGCCCCAGCTTTCTTCCTGGCGGCCGTAGGCACGGATCACATAGGCCAGCCGGTTGTCTTGCGTGTCGACCCCGGCTACACATACCAGGCCACCCATGGGGCAACTCATGAGCGCATAGCTTTCAGATAGCGACTGCAGCACCTTGGAACTGATGGCGCTGCTGACTTTGTAGCTGTAGGTCTCGCCCTCGACGTTGTTGCTGAACGCCTTTTTCTTGTCTTCGTCATCACCCACACCCAGCCACATTAGGGACAGGCTGCCCCAGGGCGCCCAGCCAATGGGCGCGGCCAGGCTGCTGATGTGCCAGCTGGCCACGCCGGGTTGGCCCTTGGCGGTGGCTTCCCAAAACGCCAAGTTGTCGGCCTTGCATTGGGCCTCGGTCATGCCGGGGCGCCGTGCGTAGTTGGCGGTCTTCCAGGTGGCCTCAGTGTTCAGAGTGCCGCACGACTCGCAGGCATAACGCGTGCTGGCGGCGGTTTCTTCGGGATCTTCGTGGATGATCCACTTCATCTGCGCCCAGCGCAGCGGCTGGGGGTGTTTGCAGTCGGGGCAGCACAGGTGCCACTTGCGCTGGTCGCCACGCTTGTACTCGCGGTCGATGTTGCTGGCTCCCTCGGCCGTGGGTGTGCTGTCGCCAAACATCTTGGCTTTGCGTCCAAAGTTGCGAAAGCGAGCCCGCAGGCCTTCGAAAATTGAGCCCTGGTTGTCTACGTCAAACGGGTATTCGTCGGGCTCTTCCACTTTGACGTAACGCACGGTGGCCGACTTGGGCATGGAGCTGACGCCAATCAGGCGCATGACGCCGCCGGGGTATTTCTTGCGTAGCTTGGTGTTGTCTGACCCCTTGACCCCGGCGGACTTGATGCGCTTGCGTAATGCACGGGAACTGAGTCGCATGGGCTCAAAGCGTGTAAGTTCCCATTGCTTGGCGTCTTCCAGCTTGGGGAATGACACCAGGATGTTGCCGGCCGCATTGCATATCCAGCTGCCGAGCAGGTTCTCACCCGACACGCTGCCGCCCAGCTGCACGCCCTTCTTCATCCAACCCTCAACATAGGGCGACGTGGCCGACATGGTGCGTTGCACGTCGATCATGTACGGGGTGCGCTCTGGCCGGTAGGGACCGGGTTCGACCGCGTCCGCTGGCATGACGCGCTCAGTGCGTGCCCATTCATCGGCGGTGATCACCGGGTCCGGCTGCAGGGCATTTGCCCATGCTGTGGCCAGGGCTTGCTTGGGGGTCACTTAATCACCCTCCCCGTCCTGGTCGTCATCAAACTGGTCGGTCAGAATCTTTTCGACGCTCATGCTGGCCAGCACCGAGTCGATCTCGGCATTAATCAAGACCTCGCACGCGAACGGGTCAGACAGAGCGGCCACCTGGGCAGCAATGCGGGGCCCGGTGTTGCGCAGCGCATCCCGCAGGGTGCGCAGCGTGGTGAAACCCAGCTGCTTGGCTTCGTCCAGGTCGATCAACTTGCCCTTGCGCTGGTCCAGGTCGAGCTGGGCGTTCTCCGCGTCGATCTTGGCACGCAGTGAGCGCGACTGGTGATAACTTTTTTTGGCTGCGTCAGACTCTGGGTCACCCGGTATCTCGAAGTCATCATCCAACAGCGGCGCCTGGATGCTTGATGCTTCGTCGCTGGGCGTGAACAATGTGGACCGCTTGGACTCGTCGGTGTTGAGTAGCCACAGCGCGTCTGCCTTGTCGCTGTCAATCTTCGGATGCTGGCTGCCTTCAATAGCCACCAGCGAAGCGGCGATGCGGCCATCACGTTGTCCCTTACCGTCCATGTTGCCAATGGCCTTTTGCACGGCCCGCAGGCTGCAGCCGCGGTGCTCTGCGTACTTTCGGTAGCTCATCAGTGGCATGTAGTCCCCCTGTGCGCGGGTGTTACAGCCGTATCAATCCACCGACTACCCAAGCGAAACACCCCCGAACGCGCGCACCACGTGGTTCGAATTACCCTCGGGTGGAAGGTTGGTGAAAGTACCTTTGACGGGGGGGTGTTCGGCTGTGGGTGGACGCCGCTGTGGGTAGAGCCGTCGGTGGGTGGCATCAGGTTCATAGCAGAGTCCCTTGGCTCTTGATGAGCGAGGTCTTCATCGCTTCATCAAACGCCTGAGTGAAGTTTCCTGTGAAGTCGCGGTCGATGACTTTCTGAGCGATACCAAAGAAGTCAAGTCGCTTCTTGTATTGGGCCTCTTTGACGAAGATCAGAACGGGCTTGAGGCTGGTTCCAAAGCCGGTGCTGATGCGTTGGTAGACGCCGGGCGGCAGGTGTTTGGCTTTGGTGCCGCCCACGGGGTTGACCCAATAGACGAAGCCGTAGGTGTTCTTTTTGACGTTGCCTTTGGCCAGTCGCTTGACGGTTCGGTTGTCGGCCTTGTTGTAGCCTGCCTCGGTGTAGGCACCCAAGACATTGAGTATCTGACTGATCTGTCCTTGGCTCATGTTGCCGTTGGCGTCGAGTTTTGCGGCAGCACCAGGCACAACACTGTAGCCTGCAGGGAGCAGACCGATGTTCATCAGGCGCGCCTCCATGGCTTTGTGGTGGCGTTTGCCACTAAAGACATGCGGCTCGATCATGCTACGGGAGGACTCCACTGAATTCTTGTCTTTGTAGGCTACCTCAGCCACCAGATTACTCTTGCTTGCGAACTTCACGCGCAGGCTGTTGATGACCCATGGCGTAGGCCGATCAAACACACGCGGCATCTCGGTTTGTATTTCACTCTTGGCCTGCAATGCAGTCTTATTCATCGCATTGGCCAGCGCAAAGTTGATCTGCCCTGGCGCTTTGGCGAGCGCGGCCTGAACTTCTTTGATGCCACTGATGTCAATCTTGATCTGCATGATGAATCCTTTAATCGGCCTTGGTTGCGTTGATGGCTGCGATGGCACCTAACCCCTGTGACACGAACGCTTCGCTGCCTGTGAGCGTGATGCGCATGGCGCGCAGGCCTGGGAAAAGGTCTTGGGCTTGAAGGTGCTGCACCAATGCATGAAGCGCTGGCCAAGCCTTGACGGCAGCGGCCATGGCTTGGCGGTTTTCCTGAGTGCAACTGATCAACCTCTTCTTCACTTTTTTTCCTTTTAAAACAATAAAACAGTGAGTTACGCGGTTACACGCACGCGTAACTCGCAAACCCGCATGAACATTGATGAGTTACGCGGTTACGCGGTTACGCTAGGGTTGCGCATACATGCACGTACGCACCCACACATGCGCCCATGTACGCACACATATGTATAGGGGCCATGCGTAACCGCGTAACCGCGTAACTTCCCGCGCTGGCATTGGGTTTCGGAGTTACGCCATTCTGTAACCGCGTAACTAATTTGGGTGTTTTTCACTGTTCATCTCCGTTTTCGCCACTATTGGGGGAATGGGGGAAGCTATTACCGATGTATTTGCGCAGTTCTTTCTCAAACGCTTCGCGGCTTTCGGTAGCCCACTCGCCCTCTTTTCGTTCTGGTGGTGGGTCAAGTGTGAGCAGCATGCGTTCCGATTTTTTGACGCCCATTTCATCTTTGGGTGCCATGACTTTCTCGCGCACCTGCGGCCCCTCAGACTCACTGATGCGCAGCAGCGTTCGGGTAAACATGTTTTGCTTGAAGGGAAATCGGTCGCCGGTGCGCTGACACCACTTGATGTAGCCTCGGTAGGCCTGGGTGCTGGCACAGGGCCAGTACGGCAGGTCAATTTCACCCTGGCTCCAAGCCAGCCAAAACAGTTCGGGGCTTTTGCGGTTGATGTCGATCAGGTCACGCTTAGCCAGTGTTTGCGGGGCTGGGGCGAATGGGTCAAAGTCATCCAATGGGTAGGTCTGCAAGAAGTGATAAAACGCCTCTGTGCCCCCGTTATCGCGCCATTTTCCAAGCGCTCGGTAATACTCAAAATCTTTGGCGCGTGGGGTGTAAATGACCAGATAGCGCCGGTCGCTGTTGTCCATAGCCAGCGGCGTGAGTTCGTTGGACAGAAACGCCACATTCATGTGGTTCGATTCTTCGCGCCGGGGTAAATTCTTGGGGTTGATCTGCACCGATGGCGAAGTGATCAAAGCCTTGAGACGGTTTTTGTTATGCACCAGCTCTTGCCGACTAGACACCTCATCGCCGACCACAAACAGTTTGCAGGAGCGCCAGTCATTGAACTTATCTTCAAGCTCATCCTGGCCCACCAGACAGCCGTATTTGCCGTAGATCGCGGCGACCAGGTCAAACAGAAAGTTTTTCCCAGCGCCTTCATCACCATGCATCACAACAGCCGTACGCAGCTTCGCACCCACATGCTGCAGCGGGTAAGCCAGCCACTGCAGCAGCCAATGCATAATTTTGTCGGAATCGAAGTAGTCCTCATGCGAACGGCTGGTAAGGTAGCGCACCAGATCAAGAATTGGATTCACATCGCCCTCTTTGGGCACCATGGCGATGCCGTCAAACAGGTTGATGCAGCGCACCAGGTCTGCCTTGCAAGTGGGGTCAAACACCACATCTTGCTGCAGCACCGTGCGTCGGCGCACGTCGCCCTTCCACATCTTGACCATGTCGCTACCATGCGCGTGCGCCATGTTGGCCAGCTTCATGATCAGGCGCTGGGAGCCGTCCCACACCGTGTCAGTGCCATAGATCAGGGCAAAGTTTTCCAGTAGGTTGTTGTACAAACCCCAGTCAATGGTTTTTTCTTGCTTTTTGGCAGGCTTGGTATCCCCCCCGGCCCCCACATCAAGCGCATTCGCGCCTGACAGCGGTGCAGGGGCCAACTTGGCCGCCTTGGATTTGGCCGCGTCAGCCAGGCTTAAAACCTGTGCAGTTGGGGGTGTAACTGCCTCAGCCGGTGGTGTTCCGGACATGGGCGGTTGTGGCGGTAATTCCGCGTCATCAACCATGGTGTTTTGTCCTTATGGCACGCAGCACGCTGGAAATCTGGCGGGTAACCACCTCTAACCCATGTGCATGGTGCAGGTCATTGAAATCGGTGTCTTTGGGGCCGCGGCCTGCCATTGGGAAAATGGGCCAAAGCAGGTCACAACCCACCACCGTCTTGGCAACTTTGAGCGCCGCTGCGCGCCCAGGGTTATTGAGAGCGCCCGCATGGTCGCGGGTGCGGTAATCATCGTCGGCACAAATCAGAATTCGGCATGTTGGGTGCATTGAGCGCACCAGGGGCACCACATGCTGCAGGTTGCCAGCGTCCAGCGCCACGTACACCGCCAGCGTGTACTGCGTAGCCATGCGCAGCGTCAGGCCGGTGGCATAGCCCTCGCAAATCAAAATGATGAATCCATCCACAGCGTCACCCAGACGTACAGCGCAGCCCGCCTTGGCAAAACCCGGTGTGAACATCTTGCCGCCATCGGGCTTGATGCGCTGCACGCCCCGCAGCGCCTGATCACGAGGCCAGTCGTAGCGCAACAGCGGCACCAGTAGCTCACCACCGGGCAAGTAGCGGCAGGCCTCACCCAATACACCCTTGCGCGCCAGGTAGGGTGAACTGCCCTGCTTTGACGCCCGGCGCCACAGGTCAGTAGCACTGAGCGCAGCTAGCTCGGCCTCAGCCACGCGGGCGGCGGTGGCCACCGCCCGAGCGGCGTCATGTTCGGCCTGGCGGCGTTTTTGTTCGGCGTCGTTAAGCGGCTTCCAGTCGACATCGACCTTTTCACTCTAGCCCGACTTGTAGCTGCCAAACCGGCCCACAATGAAATTGCCCCCGGCATCGGGGCGAAAGGTACGCAGCCAGTACCACCACTTGCCTTTGAGGCCACAGCCCCGGCGCTTGGGTTCATCTACCACCAAGGGCAAATCCTTGTCGCGGAAAACCACGCCAAAGGCCTGCATTTGGTGAACCACCTCAGCGTAGTTGTCCATCAGACCCGATTGCTTTCGTCCTGCTTACAAAACACCTTAAACGCCACACCCAACAGCTCAAGCGTTTTTCGGTTGACTTGGTGACCCACATGCTCCAGGGTGTGGCGCTCACCAGGGTTGATGTCGTCGTCCAATATTGCCGACTGAAACACCTGGGACAAACGCCCGATCTCAGAGTACAGATCATTAAACTTGGCCAGCAATTCCTCATTGCCAATCGGCCCGGTATCGGGCAGTTTGACAAACGTGCCACCGGCCTGCTGGGCTACCGCTTCGGCCCAAAGCGTCGTGCCTGAAACCGTCTGCATTTGCTGCGCCAAATGCACACACACAGACTGGCCACGACGCTCATAAATGCGGTTTTCTAGTGCGTCACGGGTCATGCCCAATGACGCGCACATCACATCCCACCCGCCGGGTGTGGCTTTAATCATTGCAATGTAAGTACTACGCATATCACTACCTCTTAAAAAACATGGTGGTTTTCAAAACTATGGTGTGCACGCACACTGCGGCCATGCACCGCACCAACACAAACACCACCCACCGCAGGGCCAGAGACGCCGCTGCTGGCCCTGTGGCGGGCAGCATCATGACGGTTGGGGAGTTCAACCGCCGGCGAGACGGTGCGGGCTTTGTGGCGGCGGGTGGTGATGGGGTGAGCGCCCCGGCTGCAGGACAATGGTGTTCTCACACAACCAATATCAGCAAAAGGGGCGCTCATGGGAATACTGGAAGACGTCATGAAGGCGCTGGAGCGCATCCCTTCATGGAAGCGCCTGCAAAACTTGCCAACACAAGTGGAGGAACTGGAGAGGCGCATCAACGCACTGGAGAGCCGACTAAATCCAGCGACAGGCGAGCAGTGTCCGAGTTGCAGAGCCATGGCGTTCAAACTTCTGCGCAGCGAACCGGCACCGGAGCCGTGGGGCAGCATGGGTGTGCGCCAGGATCACTTTGCGTGCTCGGCATGCCCGTACACCGACATTCGGGAGCGCAACCCCGGTTAACCCAGGCGACAGCCACCGCCGCCATACATGATGCGGCCTGGGCAACAGGGAGCCAGGAGATCATGGTCAGCTTGTTGTTGGAAACTTCAACCTCAAGCATTGCGCGTGACCCATCCATGTCAAACCCCCTGCGCTACGGCTTGGGTAGCTGGTTGGGAAAGGGTGGCGGGGGTGGCCAGCTCGGGCCAGAAATCCTGCCAGTCGTTTGGCCTAAGCTCCTGCAGTGTGATAACGCCGTTTGTGATACGGGTAATGGACACACACCGCGCGGGTGGCACCTGTCGCTTCAGTGTTTTCCACTCATGCACTGTTGGCGGTGCGACACCTAACATGCGTGCAAGCGACGTCAAGCCACCGACCATCGTTGCGGCCCTTTCGATCGGAGAAATGTGTTTCATGCCTCCATTATTAGGCATTACCTACATTAAAAGCAAGGCATTGCCGAATTTATTTTCAGACTGCCTAATTCCGCCCATGAAAAAACAAGAGCATATGGGAGTCAAACTCAAACAAGAAGCCGAACGCCTCGGGTTAAAACCTGCTCAAGTGGCCGAGTTATTTGATGTGAAACCACCATCGGTGTATGACTGGTATGCACACGGTCGCATCCACAAGAAGCATTACCCAAAATTAGCCGAAATATCTGGCAAACCACTCACGTGGTGGCTTGATTTTCCCGAAGAAAGCATACAGGCGGCCGAAGAACAGGCACCTTATGCGGGCACAGACCCTCGACACAAAATCTTGCTGCAATTGTTCGAGGGTCTTCCTGCTAAAGAACAAGACGAACTCATTCGGACCCTTACGGAGAAAAAACAGCACTACGACCAGGTGATAGATGAACTGTTGGCCAGGCGCAATGCGGCTTGACAATTTTGCATTAATTACACACAAAATCAATTTGATTTTTTCCACCCGCCACAAGATGAAATATGCTCTGGCGATGAAGTCAATTTTTTGATGGAGGAGCAATGAGTATATTTTTCACGTGGTTTGTGTTTGCCATCGCTGTTGGGGCCTATGGCTCCTCCAAGGGACGCTCAGGGTTCGGTTGGTTCCTTTTGTCCATGCTACTGAGTCCGCTGCTTGGTTTTATTTTTTGCGCCGTCGCTGACGATCTGAAACACCCAAAAGAAACCGTTCCTACAGAAAAGACTCATGTAAGGTGTCCTGATTGTCGTGAATGGGTGTTGCCAGACGCCCGCAAATGCAAGCACTGCGGTACTGCTCTGATACCGCCATTAATCAATGAGCCTGTAGTCCGTCCGTCACACGCATCATACGAAACAGGTGTTTATTTAGGGAAAAACTGGGGCCAGGTTGTGTTGGCGATTGTTGTGATTTTTGTGATTCTTTTGGGAGCGCCTTTTTTCTTGATGCATTTATGAAAATGAATCTTACCGGCGTCGTTTTAATCTTTGCCGCGCTGATCTCCAGCTCGCCCGCCGATGCCCGCATCAAGCGCAGCCAGAGCGCCAAAATCGAATTCAAATACCAGCACCCCTGCCCGGACAATGGCGCGCGCAAGGGACCATGCAAAGGCTATGTTATCGACCACATCAAACCGCTGGCGTGTGGTGGTCCTGATCGGCCCAGCAACATGCAGTGGCAGAAAATCGCCAAGGGGAAGGCTAAGGATAAATGGGAGCGCAAAGGGTGCAAAGTGATTTATAAATAAAACCCGCTTGAGCGTTTAGTGACAGTGCCTGGTATTTGTGGATTTTTGCCTATGACAGCCGTGCTTGTCAGTTCGCCCGCTGTGCGCCCACGTATTTACGCAGATAAAAATGATTGCTAGAAACATCAATTTCAAAGCGAACTTCATAGTGAACCTGGTATGCGTTTAAAGCAACTTGGTGCATTCAAAGTTTTGATGACAGCGCAGTCCAATAGCTTTGTTGATCCTGTTGCATTGTTGGCTATCTGTATTTGGAACGCCTTCTTTTTTAGACACTTGGCGTTCCAATATGCGTTCCCTTGTTTGTCGCTCCCTTGATAAAAAGTCTCACTGACCGTTTTGCATAATGGTGTTTCGGCTGTCAACAGCTTTGAAAACAATTCGTTTCGTTGGCTTTCGCTTAAAGCTGAAATTTGCGTGTGCGCCGGATTTGCGCTGGCCGTCGTAACCAATACGAGACCCGCAGCGCACATAAAAACTACTTTTTTCACTTAACACTCCCTGAGATTTACAGGGTTTCAGTGAAGCATTGAAAAAATATTTAGGCAATGCCTTGCTTTTGTGTAGGTAATGCCTAATAATCCACTCCAACCCCGCAATTCGGCGGGCAAGGAGTGACAAGTGAAGCTATCCACCTACCCCGCATTCAGGCTGAAATGCACCGTCGGCATCATTCTGCCCGGCAACACCTCCTGTAAACCAGACATCACGCTCGTGGTGTCGCTGTTCGTCAACCACTGGAACGATATTCAAAGCGGCGCCATGCGTGAGGCTGTCTACCGGCTGGAGCTGCTTGGTGTTGACAAAGACACACTCAAAAATGCTGAGTTTGAAGTTGATGATTGCAGCTACGTTGCCTTGGAGCCACGCGGTGTGCGCCGTGAATACGGCGTGCCAGTGGAGGCTTTTTACCACCACGACCCCAAAAAACGTGATGTACTGATCCGTCAGCGGAGGCTGGTGCCCGATAGCCAGGCGGAGATGGTGGAGCTGTACGGAAAGCCGGTGGTAGTTGCTGTCAATGCCGAGGCGGTGCCAGCATGACCCGCCATCGCCTGACCAATAGCGCCTTGGCTGTCATCAGCGCGGCCTTGTTCGCCGCGGTGCTGTCCACCAGCTACCTGCTCGACGGCCCCAGCGAACTGCAGGCTGCGCGCGACACCGCTGCCAGCGTGGCGGATGCCCAGCGTATGGCCCGGCGCGACTTGTGCGGGTCAGAAAACGCCAGCGTTGAGCCGCTGCCAGATGGCGGCGTGCAATGCCGTACCAAGCGCGGGCATAAGACGATCATGGCGCGGGGGGTGTTATGAAACAAATTGAAGATTTTTGGGCTGAGTCTGACTTTGAAGATACGGTTGCAGCATCATTGATTGCGTGCTTTGAAAGCAAGGTAAAAAAGAACCGTGGCGCAGCACCAGCGGATAGGCTCACCAACGAGCGCGTAGCCGTCTTGCGATCAGAGGGTCCGTATATTTCTAGCAATTCACGCCTACTTGAGGCTGGCGATGAAGGGGGCTATTGGCCGTTTGACCTGGTGAACGACAAACTGCCTATCAAAGGGTTGTACGCTTTTCGCCCCATAGGTAAAACAAAAGTGGAAAACCCGTCTGCATACCTGATTGCAATGTATATAAAACAAGCTTCGGCTCTTGGACAATATTGGCGCACTGGTAAGAGTGGAACACTCTACGAAATGCTGACGATGAGCGCTGAAAATGATGGTATTCAGGGTGAGCGTACTTTTTTCACCGTGACTTCTAGAGGCGAGGTTGTACCGTGCTGGCAGCAAATATCAAATAACCATGGGTATCAACCTGGAGCAAAAGTAACAACAGTGACCACGCCGGAAGATGAATCAACGGCAAAGGGGATATGGGCGTCCGTCACATTACAAATGCTGGCAGATCGCTGTCACTGCTGGACGATTACAGCCCAAGAAAAGATTGCTCTCGCCCATCTTGGATGTATGCAAGAAGAAATTAAGTCGCTGCTATACGCACGCAGCTTGCCCATGACCAGCACCGGGCGGAAGCGCCCAATTCTTCATTTGGTCGAGTCGCATAAGCGACGTATGCAAAGCGGTACAGATGTGGATGTTTCAGCATTCTTGCGCGGAATTCAGATTGTCGAAATAGGCGGCACGGTGTTCAAGGTTTCACCCCCGGCGACGTTGCGGCCGGAGATTTCCAAATCCAGCCGAGATCGGTACCTTGCTCCTGATGTAAAGCAAGCCAACAAATCAAAGGTGACCCCATGAGTGGCTGCACCAGCTTATGCAACCAGGGGCGCGATTGCACGTGCATCCAGTCGACCTGCCAAACGTTCACAGCACCACCCAAAAGCACGCGCCCGGCGTGGATGAATGGCGCGGCAAAGGTCGCCCCCATGCGCCTGCGCACTTGTGACGAATTGGGCGTGTACCAAAGCCGGGACGACTGCGATTGTGCTCACCCAACGGCCAGCGACGTGGATGGCGGCAACGTCAATTTTGACAACGATGAAATGATGGTGCTGTCGCCCCGCGAATGGCTGTTTGTGACGCTGGCCATGCTGTTGGCGCTGACCACTTTTCTGATCGGCATCCCACTGCTGATCCGGGCGAACTGGGACCGCCTATCGGCCATTGTCTCGGCGCTGCCCGGTTGAAATCTATCAACCGATCGCCTGTTTTTTACCTTTTTTCCACAACCACTCCAAAGGAGTATTTCCATGAGCAACCCTGAACAATCCACCTCTGCCGCTACAGACGTAGCCGCGTTTCTTGAAGACCTGGACGGCGGCGTATTTGACCGCAAGTTGTCTATCGCTCTGAGCCAGGTAGCGGCGGCCAGTATTGACAACGACAAAGCGGGCGAGGTGAATATTAAATTCACCTTCAAGAAAATCCCCGGAACCTGCCAGGTGCAATGTGAGCACACGCTCAAGTTCAGCCGCCCCACGGCGGACGGCAAAGCCGGTGAAGAAGAAAAGCGCACCACGCCGCTGCATGTGGGTAAGTATGGCCGCTTGAGCCTGGCGCCTGAAAACCAAATGAGTTTTGTTGACCGCAAGACCGGCGAGATCACGGTCTAGTTTTACTCCCCCACTCTTGAAAGCCACTCATGCTTACCAAAGAAACCCTCATCGCCTTGCAAGAAGGCCAAGCCATCAGCAGCGCCAACTCAGCCATCGAAACCTCGCACGTGGCCAAAGACCTGGTTGCCCTGCCCAGCGATTACAAGCTGCACGATCTTGAAAACATGCTGCCATTGCGCCGCCGGGCGCGGGGCAGCATGGCTACATCCAGCCTGACGGCGTTTGCCGCCTATGCCACCGCCCATGGTGACAGCGGCACCAGTGTGTTTGTAGATAAAGATGCCATGCACGCCACAGCGGTACTCAACCTGGGTACACCATCGGAGCTGGGCCATGCCGATAACAAGGCGGTGCTGAAGGCTGAAAAAACCGCTGTTTACCGCGCCCTGTTGGCAGCGGCTGATGGCGTTGGTAAAGCACAAAAAGCCGTGGCTGAATTTTTGGAGGACTGGGCTGCTTGCATTACCTGCTTTGCCTCGGATGACAGCAAGATTGACACGCGCCAGGCGGTGGCGGCGGTGCGCAAAATCACCATTGACAGCACGCGCAAGATCGAGAGCGAAGAACAAAGCCTGGGCGCTACCCGCTCGGCCTTTGAAAGTGTGCAGGCCAGCAGTAAAGATTTATTACCGGTACTGATTCGCTTTGACTGCGTGCCTTATAGCGACCTGACTGAGCGGGTGTTTGTGTTGCGCCTGGGCGTATTGACGGGCGAGGCGGTGCCAAAAATCACCCTGCGTATTGTCAAATTTGAAGAGCAGCAGGAATCCATGGCCGACGAACTGGCCAACCTGATCGCGGCCGAATTTGACGATAACAACATCGCGGTATTGATGGGCGTCTACGCCCGAGGCCAGTAAACCCAAAGCGCAGCAAGACACTGGCCTTGCTGCGCGCTACCTCTACCACCATGACTGCCATCACCGTCACCCTAACCCCCATGCCCGAGCGCGGCGTGCGGCTCGATGTGACCGGCCAACTTGCCGCCAATACACCCCAGGCACGACTGGCGCGCGGCATGGTCGCCTATGCCGCAGCCATGCACATCGACGGCCAGAGCGCCACCTGCGGCCTGCACATCAACCAACCCATTCAACCCGAGCCCAGCCAGCCATGACCGCTAACCGAATCCCCGCCATCATCAACGTCCAGCAGAGCGCCATGCTGGCCGCCCTGGTGAGCCAAAAAACCGCCATGACGAATGAGCAAATCGAGCAGGCCACCGGCTTTTCAAAACAAAAGTGTTGGGCACACATGAGCTGCCTGCGCGAGCGTGAGTTGGTGTCGGTCACGCGCGGCGATAAAAGTAAATTTTTCTACGCCATCACCGACAGCGGGCGCCTGGCGCTCAAAAGCTACCAAGACAAGCAGCAGCAAGCGCGCATCGTGCTGCCCGCGCGCATCAGTTGGCGCGACCAGCCGGTGCTGGTGATCGGCACGGGCGGCTATTGCCGCAATGAGAGCAATGCGCAAACCCAAAGCCGGGGGGTGTCATGCTGACCCCTCAATACCTGCTGCCTATCCACAGCCAGACACAAAAGGCGGCGTAATGTCATGGACATTCATACCATCGAAATCTGCGCAGGTGTCGGAATGCTTGGTGAAGGACTGCGAGCCGGGCTCGCCCACCTGGGCCGCACGCATCGCACCATTGCATACCTTGAGCGGGAAGCATACGCCGCCAGCGTCCTGGTTGCGCGCATGGAAGAAGGCTCCCTGGATGCGGCACCTGTCTGGTCCGACCTACTCACCTTCGACGGCGCAGCTTGGCGTGGCGCAGTGGATTGCATCGCTGCGGGCTTCCCGTGCCAAGACTTGTCACTCGCCGGCCGACGCGCAGGGCTCGACGGCTCACGCTCCGGCCTGTTCTTCAATATCGTCGATATTGCCGACGCTTGCGGTGCGAGATGCCTGTTTTTGGAGAACGTCGCAGGCATCGCTTCTGCCACCGCCTCCGTTGTGGACGAAGCCGAAGGGGCTCTCGACGAGCGCGCGGCCGCCCGCGTCCTGGGAGAACTGGCCGACCGCGGGTGGAATGCGGAATGGCTCACTCTTTCAGCGTCCGACGTGGGTGCCAGTCATGGCCGGTCGCGGTGGTTCTGCTGGGCCTGGCGACAACTGGACGCCGCCGACGGCATTGGAGCGCAGCGGACAGGGCGAACGCAATTCGGCTCTGACTCTGGACGTGAAGATGTGGCTCACGCCGAACGTGCCGAACGGCGGGCGCTCAGTGTCGCCGGAACTGGTGGCCAGCAAGGGTATGACAGAGGATGGCCAGAAGCGCACGGTGGGGCTGGAATCGCAGCCTCGGTACTGGCCGACGCCACAAGTGGGTACCGGGGACAACAGCCATGGCCAGATCAGTGGGGACTTTCGCAACCGGATGGAGGAAATACTGGTTTCATGGCCAACACCACGGGCGAACGATGCGGAGAAGCGCGGCCAAGTTTCGATGCGCGAGTTTCCGGAATTGGTGAGTGCAGCACAACACTGGCCGACACCAGCCGCCCGCGACAGCAAGGGTCCGAACTCGGAACAGCACGCGACAGTCACCGGGGGGGGGCAGGAAGCATATGGGTCAACTAGCCAACTTTGTGGCCTATTCGCCCCTGGCCCAGCCGACCCGCGATGGGCAGGAATCCTCGGCGGAAACCCCCAGCTCGCGCCAGCACTTGAACCCGCTTTTCGGGGCGTGGTTAATGGGCTGGCCTTCAACATGGACGATTGCCGAGCCGCACGCCTCAAGTGCGTTGGCAACGGCGTTGTGGCGCTGTGCGCTGCAACAGCAGTTGTGCAACTTATTCGCAGAGCAGGATTTATGAAACAAACACAAACTGCGCGCCATGAAGTGGCCGAACTGGAGACTGCATGAAAATATTAGACCCATGCTGCGGCAGTCGAATGATGTGGTTTGATCGTGGCCACCCGAGTGCTGTGTTTGGAGATCGTCGGTCCGAGACGCTTATTGTGACCGACCGGTCGCACGGGAATACAAGCGGCACACGCACGCTGCGCATTGATCCTGATGTGCTGCTGGACTTCCGTGCACTGCCTTACGCCGACGACACTTTCAAGCTGATTGCATTCGACCCGCCTCACTTGGTACGCGCAGGCCCACGCTCCTGGCTTGCCGCCAAGTATGGAAAGCTCAGCCAGGATTGGCGCGACGATCTTCGTCAAGGATTTGCAGAGTGTTTTCGCGTGCTGGAAGTCGACGGCGTACTAGTGTTCAAGTGGAACGAAACACAAGTGAAGTTAAGGGAGGTTCTCGCGCTAACACCAGTACAACCTTTGTTTGGGAATACCTCCGGTAAAAAAGCAGGGACCCATTGGATAGTGTTTATGAAAGAAGCTGCATGAAAACCAAACACCGCACCGCTAGCCAGCACAAACGCCGCTGGCAGGCCGACCCGATGGCCGCCTTCAAGGTCATCAATAAACTGGAGCCATTCACGCCGGGCGAACTGTTGCGCCTGGAGCTACCGATCCGCCTAGCCTTTGACGCGCTCAAAACCGGCAAGGGCACCGAGCAGGATTGGAGTGATTTGGCCGCCGCCATCAACGTGACCATCATCCGCAGCCGTGACATTGACCCATTGTGCGAGCAGACCGCTGGTGACGCCAGTGATGCCCTGGTGCGCATGTACCAACGCGCCGGCCGCACCGGTACATGGGGTTTTGACGGCCCCGGCATCGGGCAGGTGGAAGCGGGTATTGATCTGCACGAGCAATTGTGTCGACTATCCACGCCGTTGCAAATGATGGGGGCCATGCGCACGGTGCTGGCGATCCGGGCGGATGCGGGGGTACGGGTATGAAAATGGGAAAAGCATCAGACGCTGACCTTGAAATGGCAATCAAAGTATGCAACTTTTTGGAGTCCATCGAAAAAGGCTATATGCCGGAAGCAATGGAGAGCGACGAGACATTTTTCGAGACCGACGATCCTGAGCAGTGTCAGAAAGCGCTTGCAAAACTGATTGAAATCTGCAAGCAAGGGTCGCTTTTCAGGGTCTGTTTTGGAATGCTTGTGGTGTGCGACCCGCGCAATGAACTACTTGACCCTGATGCTGACACGCTTGAACACCATCCAAAGGTTAAGCAGCTTGAGGATGAGAACGATGCGTTGAAGACTGAGGTAGATCGGCTAAAAGGCGGTGCAGCATGATCCCACTACGCATCTACATCGGTGGCCCCATGACCGGAAAGCCCGACCTGAATTTTCCGGCCTTTCACGCCATGGCCGCAAAACTGCGGGCCTTGGGTCATACAGTGATCAACCCGGCCGAGATCAACACCGACCACGCGATGCCCTGGCATCAGTGTATGCGCGCCGACATTGCGCAGTTGGTTACGTGCGACGCGATCCAACTGCTGCCGGGCTGGCAGGCCAGCAAGGGTGCCACGCTTGAGCATCATATCGCTGTGCGGCTGGGGATGACTATTTATGCACCAGTATTTGACGGTGTAGTTGATTGGAGTGCGGCATGAAAACACTGATTGAAACGCTACGCGCCTGCGGAGCAGCAGAAGCCGATTTAGCTGCTGATGCACTTGAAGCATCCCTGCAAGACCGCGTAGCTCTGGCTATGCAGGTTGAACGCCTGACCGCTGAACGCAACGAACTCGAATCAGGCCCACTGAGCGAGGAGGCGTATGACATTGCGCAGAGCGAGATCAGGTCGCTGACAACTGATCGTGATGCCCTGCGCCTTGCTGCACAGGCGGGGTTGGATGCCTTGGAACATGCACCTTGGAAGAATTGGCGTACAGACAAAGCAATCACGCAGCTTCAAGCTGCACTGAAACAAGGAGAACAAAATGGCAGGGGCTGACTACAGGTCGTGTGATGTGTGCGGCGGGAAAGCCTTCTACGACGCACAACTGAACTATGACATTGGCGAGAAGGTCAATGGAAAATGGACGTACTCCGACACTCCTTACAAAGTTGCCGGTGTTGGGCAAGGCGAGTACGGCGTGGGCCTTGACTACATTGGAGATTGGGCCGTGATCTGTACCGCCTGCGCCAAGACGCATAGGACGGCAATTCTGCCGATTGAAGCTGCACTGAAAGAAACGAAGCCGCCAGTATCACAGCAGACCTACCCACGTAGCATGATGCGCGGCGATTTCAACTAGCCGAAGGAACGGTATGAACATAGCTAACCTCGACTGGTCACTCGCCGTAGATTGCCCCAACTGCGAGGTCAACATTGATCTTGTTAAGTACGACTCGAACAATGACTACTTAATCGCGAATCGAATCTTCAAAAACGAATGGGACAAGCTGGCGGGGTACGAAATTACCTGTCCTCACTGCGCCCATGAATTCAAACTTGACAATGTGGAGTATTGAAATGAACAAACCAACACTGCCAGAGCCAGCATACAAAAACTATTTTAGGTTAGGTGATGGCGGCGATGGGTACAGCAAAACTCAAATGGAAACCTACGCAAAAGAGTGGCTTGAGTATGCTGCGCAAGTACATGAAGAACTGGCAAAAGACTGGGGTGATGGGGCCGAAGAGGCCGGGATGAAGCGATCAGCTAAAGTAATAAGGAGTCTTATCAAATGAACATCACCATGAAACGAGAAACAGTGCAGGCTGCACTGGAAGCAATAAATAATTCCCAATGGGAAGCTGGAAATCCCGACCTAATTAAATCACTCACCGAAGCACTGGCACAGCCGATTCCTTTGATTACCCTAGAGGCCAGTTTACGCTTCAACCTCGAGCACTACAAAGACAAATGCGATGCACTTGAAGATGAAATTAGGGAGATGAAAGGCAAGGCACAGCCCTCCTGCGAATGCAAGGATAAAGGCCAATGTTGGGAGCCTTGCGGAGATTTGGGGCATGACATG